TTTGTTCTTTCTATTTGGTTAGTTGGTTTCTGTTAACGTGGTAAAGATAACCCATCAAAAACAAAAAGCAACGTCTTTTTACTCTGGCGCAAAAGTTTTTCCCGAAAGTTTTTTGAGAGTTGGCACGATAGTTGAATGCTTAGGGATTTTCCCTATGCCAGGCTAGGTGTTTTACCTACGCCAGGCGGCCTGGCCTAGGTATTTTCCCTAGGGAACGCGCCTAAAAAGGGAGGCGGTTTCCCGCCCCCCGTAGGGAATCTTCTTAGCGATGCCTCACTGTCAAGGCCAAAATTGCAATGACGAAAACAATGAAAAGCATTAGTGCTTAGGATAAAAGATTACGGCTTGATTCTTATCCCAACAAGCGCGGCAAGAACCGCACACGCCGCCTTGCGTGTAAGCAGGGCAGGAAACTTTTTGGGGGTCACTTGTAACGCCTGACATTGTAACGCCTAGGCGATTGGCTGCACCTTCGGGCAGTGGTCCATCTACCATATAAGCGGAAAGCCGCACGGTGAGATTTTCGGGGAATGCTCCATGCTTTTCCTTGTATGCGGTGACGATAGCATACTCGCGAGTCGGGAGCCAGTGCCGAACGTCTGGAGTCAAACGGCAAACTTCCACGATTCGTTCAAGGTGTTCAAGGTTCTGAATGTCGCCGCTGTCATGCCAGCGGAAAACATTAACCGCCGCCTGATTGATTTGAAACGCCATCGCTTGCACCCATTCAGCATGGACGAGAGAAGCAAGACGGCGATACAAGGCATTTTTCACGTTGCTGAAAACGTAACGCCCTTTCAAGGCGTAGCATTTAGAGCAGATGGAGCCTTGCACGTTGCGAAGGCGAGAGCCTACGCCGCACGCTTGCGCGGGGATAGAGTAGGCAAAGCCTGGCATTTTGGATGGCTTGGAAAGGCCACCAGTGATTTGTTTAGCAAGTTTCGGTGTCATAGGAAAGCAAGTTAGCAAGTTATTCTTCAACGTCAACGCCCATTGCACGCAATTCTTGATTCACGCGATGAAGCGGCACAAGATGCTCTTTCATGTCGTCGCTTTCTTCATCGCCATAGGCGAGGTCGAAAGAGTCAAAAATTGTATCCGCATCCAGTTTCAACGCATCAAAAGCGGGAACGAGAGCTTCACGGTTGTTGTTCATCATCCAGTCAACCAAGTTGACCAGCACATCAATGGCTTGTGTTTGTTTTTTCATGCGGGGATAATGTATCACAAAACAAGGAAAAGAAAAGAGCAAAAAGTGCTTTTTTTGTTCTTTTTTATTCGCGAGACTTGGCACGGTTCGTGCTAGGGAAAAGCGCGTCAAGTCTTTTTTTTGTTTATTTTTTTCTTGACAAGAGGGACTTAGGTGTTTTCTCTAGTGGGGCATAGGAATTTTACCTAGGCCAGGCGGCCTGGGATAGGTATTTCTCCTAACAGGGGAGAGGGAGAACACACATGAACAAAAAACTCCCTCCCCCCTGCCATCCAAAACCTAAGCAAACCGACTTAGGAGATTCTCTAGAAGATTTCTTTTTGTTTGTTTTGGCCGCTGCTTGAAGCTCATGCTCTTGATTAGAGGTCTGCCAATGTGTTTGACAGGCGCGGAGATGTCAACTTTGTTTTCGCGGCAGTATTCAAGAGCAGCGTTCACTTGTGTTGTGGAAGTTTCTAGGCGGTGCATGTTTTTTATTGGTTAGAAAGTGGTGAAGAGGGTGAGATTTGCACTCACTGTGCAAGTTTGGGGTAAACCTGTCGCTGGGGCGGTATAGGTTCCTTGCGGCATTTCGTTATTTGCCTTCTCTCTTCGAATTGTTTTTATTCCCAAGCAAGTTCAAGACCTGCGATGTGAAGATTGCGATACTTTTCAGCATCGTTGTCGTCATGGTCAATCACTTTGGCGGTGATGTAGGTTCTGCCAGTTTTGCCAGTTCCAACATGCTCAATGTCTTTGATGGTGAAGCTGCGCACTCCGTTGCTTTTGACTTTGCTGTTTCCGTTGTTGAGATAAACAACGTGTTTGTTGTTGAGGGTTTCAATGACCGCTTCTTTCTTGGAGCGAAGAAGGGCGATGAGGTTGTCTTTGGTGATGAGGTCGTTCATAGCGTTGGTTTGTGTCATGGGTAAAGATAAGCGAGAAAGGGGAGCTTGTCAACATTAAACTTCGCGCCAGTTCCATTCTTTTACGGCACTTGTGCGCACAATGTGGCCTTTGCAATCGCTGCCAGCATCATCCAGCACAACAAGACTTTTGTTGTGAAAAGCTTTCTTGTTGCCTTTGTCGTCCCAAGTGACAGCGGAAACGCACATGTAAAGAGCTTCGGGGCTGCGGTCGTTGCGATAGAGTTTGCCAGTTTTGAATTTGCGGATGGTGTTGTTGTTCATGATGTGGTTCTGTTTGGTTATGGGATAAGATAAGCGAGAAAACAAAACCCGCAAGGTCTTTTTTATCTTTTTTTTTGCTCTTAGGAATTTTACCTAGGCCAGGCGGCCTGGACTAGGTAAGTTCCCTACTAGGGGTAAGTCGCCGCTCTTAGAGCTTTGATCGAGGCATGGAGCCTCTTGTCCCCCTAGCAAGGAAAAGTCTTAAATCAAGTCAAAGATAAAATCAGGTTCAAGCCCAAATTCTTCATAAAGAATTTCTTCGGGGTCTTCGCCGTTGGTGACTCGCTCGCGTGCCTCTTGTAGAGCTTCGCGAGCTTCTGCGCGAGAATAGCCGTCACGTTGAATTAGGGTGCGTTCAATGGTGGTCATGGTGGTAAGATAGCAAGGGTTTTTATTCTGTCAATCTCTTTCTCTCATGTCGTGCAAGATTTCCTGCATTTTTTCAAGATCAACTTCTTCGCGCAATGGCTCGCGGCCATTCCAGCGAGGTTCAGTGTCTTGAGCGTTTGAGTCTATCAAGTCAAAAAGTTCTTCGCGCAGTTTGTTGAGTCCAAGCACTTCCAAAGACAGCGAATCAATCACGCCATCGCAAAAGTTAAAATCACTAATGTCATATTGAGTAGCCTTGCCTTTGACGATTTTTGGTATGAGAGTTTCCCTAGTGTTTCGCGCATTGTCGATCTTCTTCTTCATGCTCTTGATCATCTCGTTGATGGGATGATTGCGCTTTCTCTTCGCGGCTGCGTGATAGTGTGCCAGAACTTTGTTGTGGAATTGTGCTTGGGTCATGGGGAGAAGATAACAGATTTTGTCTTTTGCGCAAGTCTTTTTTATTCATTTTTAGCGCTTAGGCATTTTACCTACGCCAGGCGGCCTGGACTAGGTAACTTTCCTAGGCAACCCTCTTATTCTCTAGGATAATCGTCTTCGGGGTGTCCCTGATCTGGTCCTGTATAAAATGGGTTGCGCTCCCAAGTGTCCCAGCTAGAAAGAATCCATTGCTTTTCGGGATTCTCGGAACCAAAGATCAAGCGTTGTTCTTCGATGGCTTCTTGGATGATGTGTTGTCTTGCGTCCATGTGGTAAGATAACTGTTTTTATTCTTTAACTTGGATGAGACGAACAGGATTATCCTGATTCATCATTTTTTGACTCATCAAAGCTTCATCAAAAACTCCCTTTGCTTCGCTCCAATCTTCAAAAGGCGCACAGTAAATGCTTATCCATTCGCCATTGACTTGCTCCTGAACATCCCAAAGTTTTGTTTTTTCGTTCATAGTAGTAAGATAACTGTTTTTATTCTTCGCGCAAGTCTTTTTTGTTTTTTTCTTTGCGGCGGTAGTCTTTTGCGCTGCGGTGTTTTTGCGGCGGTGGAGGCAGGTTTTTGCGAATTGATTTTTTCAGTTCGCGGTCTGAGATTGTGCCGATTGTGTGGTTCATGTCAGGAAAGCATAAAAGGTAACATTTTCGTTCAAAGAGTAATCGCGATTATTGAGCATGTCAACATATTTCGCCATGCTTGTAACCGCACTCATTGGCGAATCTTTCACGTTCGTTTGAACAAGAATAATGCGATTCTTGTTTTCTGGCTCAAAGATTGACTCATCTTCGTTAATGTCGCGCCAGTTGATGTCAGTTTGGTTCATGATTGAAGATAACGTATTTTTGCCTCACGCGCAAGCAAAAGCTCGCGTTCTTTATCTTTTTTCATTTTACAGCGGGAGTTGTAAATGGAGCGGCTGATTTGTGATATTTTTTCTTGCAATGGTTCGATTTGATCGAAAAATTCTTTATAGCGAGGGTGAGTTTTGCACCGACAGATTTGACCCCCACAAAATTCATCTCGTATAAAGCTCCACTCTTTAACTAAAGGCTTTAGAATTTTTTCTAGATTTGCGATTTCTTCTGTCAGAGAAGGGTTAGGAAGAAAATTATCACGAACATAATTTTCCACTTGTTTCTCGATCTTTTGGAGCGAAGAGATTTTCATGTTTTTACTATAGAGCTAAACTCGCCCCCGTCAAATAGAAAAAGAATAAAAATCTAAACTCTAAACGTGTTAATACTAAATACTAAACGCCCCCTAAACAAATAGACGAACATAGGAAAAACCCCTACGTTTGCATAGGTAAGATACCTAGGCCAGGCCGCCTGGCATAGGTAAACTCCCTAGTCGAAAGGCATAAAAAAGGCGGCTTTCGCCGCCCCCGTAGGTTATTCACCGAAGTCGCATTCGGTCAGGCTCTCATAGTAGCCATCGAGAAAACTGTCCTCGCCCCCAAGCGAACCGCCATAATCTTCGTCGGTGCCATAACCCGCGCTCGCGAGAGCTTCGGCATCGTCGCTCATATCATTGCAGCGGGGTTCGCCGTCCTCGGCGGGAGTTTGATCGTCGTCAAACTCGCTCACATCGTCGCCCTCAAAAAGAGGGTGTGGGCGGGTGGCCCAATCGTGATCGGCTTCCTGCGCGTCCCGCGCTTCCTCGCGCTGGGCATCGTAGATTTCGTTCATTTCGGCGGCGGCGGCGTGCATGTCTTCGGCGGTGATAGAGAATTGCATAAGAGAGGATGGATTAGAGGTTAACTGACTACGCGCATAGAATAACAGAAAAAAGAAAACGCGCAAATCATTTTTATTCTTTTTTTAGGGGGGCAATTCGAAACTCGGATGCAACAAATATCAAATAGGCATTTATCTAATAAAAAATGGGCAAAACTCTCGAATTCGCTCGAAAACCTCCTAAGTGTTTTACCTAGCCCAGGGCCCCTGGCGTAGGTAAACTCCCTAAGCATTCTTATAGGCAACCTAGGAAAAGTTTTGCCTCTTCTTCGCGGCGGGAAACTAAGCCTTGCAAGGTTTTTCCGCTTGCTTTCGTGTAGCGTTGCATGATGCGGGGCGTTGAACTATAATCGCCGCTGTTCAAGCGTCCTCTTCCATTCACTAGGCGCGAAAGGTTTTCTTCGCCGCAATTATAGCAGAAAGAAATCAAGGCAGCACGTTGAAAAGCTGAAAGCGGCACTTTCACAATCTCATCCACCTTCGCGGCATAGAAAGGAATTATTTCTTGGCTTAGGATGCGGCTTGCTTCTTTTTCTGTTATGGTTTTGCGCCTGATATACTTGGACGCTGTGAAGCCATAGCCGATGGTCAGTTTTCCAGCGGGGCAAAGATAAGGCTTGGCAGAAAAGCCCTCTTTCTCTTTGATCAAGTGAAGAAGCAAAGCGTTTGCTTGTTCATCTTGGGAGCGTTCCAAGAAAGGCGCGGGTTTCAAGAAGTGAACAGGCGGGATTTGCGGTTCAACGGGTCTTTCGCGCTTCTCTTTGATTTGAACTAGCAAGTGAAGTTCGTAAGCAATGAAGCAAAGATTAAAGAGCAGAAAAAGCTTTTTCATATTTACACAGCAGTGGCAGAAACCAAAAACACAAGAATAAACGTGAGCAGTTGAGCGGTGATCGGGTCAGTGATGAAAAACGGAGCGGCAAACAGCAAGAACAGGAAGGGAGGAAGGATGTATTTCATAGCGTTGGAAGATAGCGGGTTTTTCTGGCTTGGCAAATTAAAATTGAATCTGTGCTGTGAAAAGGCTGCGATATTCGCCGCCCTTGATGACAAAGGTTGCGATTTCTTTTCCTGTTTTCTTGCTGATGCGAATACCCTTGAAGCTTTCCACTTCGAAGCTTTGAACGCCGTGTTCGGTTTCATAGTTCACGGTGCGAAGGGAAGCGAGCACAGAATCAAGAACGTCTGGCGTTGTGCTGTGGTCCTGCGTGCGCTTGGCAGGCGCGTTGTTGAGGATGGCGAGGACTTGTTCGTTGGAGAGCATTTTCTTTTGCATGTCTAAAGATACCACAAGCAACCAAAGGCGCAAACTCTTTTTTATTCTTTTTTATAGGGCGAAACAGGGGAAAAATTAGCGTGCCAGGTTCTTAGAAAAGATTTTTTTCTTTTTCGTTGACAAGGCGCGAAAAACTCTCTCGCATGTTCTTAGGTGTGGAGCTTAGGGAAGATACCTAGGCCAGGGCCCCTGGGGTAGGTAAACCTCCTAGGAGTCTCACCTATCCCCCTAGGGAAACCCCCTAGAGCAAGTCGCGCTCATCCCTAGTCCATCGCTGTAGCCACTGCTCGTCTGTTTCCTGCGCTTGGATAGCTTCTTCTCGTAGGGCATCGAAGCGTTCGTTGTATTCGCTGGCTAGGGCGTGCATCTCTTCGGCAGTAGGTGTGAATTGCATGGTGTGTGTGTGTGTGTGTGGTTAGCGATTGGCAGCGAGCTTGGCAAGCGTGGCAGAATTAAGGGGCGCAACGCCTACACGCTCAGGGCATCCAAGAGAAACCCAAGTCTCGACATCTTGCGCTGTCATGGTTGCGTAGGGCGAGAAGTCACATTCAACCTCTTTGCCGTTGGCAAGGGTGACAAAGTGATAAAGGCGGTTGCCTTCTTCTGTGCGGTCTATTTCAGTTCTGTATTGCATGGCAGTGGTATAGTAGAGAGATGAGAGAGAAGCGCAAGAATTATTTTGTGATTTTAGGCAACCACTTGTGAACGTAGGCAAGCCATGCCTCACGGCTTGGGAAGAAGCGCACGGGCCAAAGTTTTTCAGCCATTTCAAGAAGGGGAGCGGGAATCGTTTCCATGTTGAGAGTATAGGAGAAAAGGTTAAACGTGCAAGAGATTTTTTTTCATTTTGCCATCTTTTTCAAGATGGCGGAGAAGGTTGCGTATTCGTTGCGATAGTATTCTTCAGTGTCGTAGCCTTTTTCCTCTGCCCATTGAGCAGCACTGTCCAGTTCTTCCATCTTGGATTCGATGGCTTGGCGAACTTTGACCCATTCCAGAAGGGTGAGCGTTTGGGATTCGGTGGCAGAGAGATTGATTTTGTTTTCCATGTTGAGAGGATACATGATTCCACAGTCTTTGCAAGCGTAGCGTGCGTTTTTTTTTCGTTTTTTTAGGGGGGTATTTTTAGCGTGCCAAGTTTGGAAAAAAGATTTTTTTCTTTTCGTTTGACAGGGTTGACCCTACCCCATTTCCAGGAAAGTTTGGGTGCCAGGGTTTGCCAGGACCCAGGGGGGTGGGTTTTTTCAATCTATCCTTCAATTTTCACCAACCCACTATGGTTTGTATATTCCTCTAGTGTTTCTATTAGTGTTTCTTCTTCTCTTACTCATCTCTACCCTGCCCCCACCCCATTATCAAAAAACTCGGACCCAAGAGAGAAAACCCCTCTATTAAAACTAGAAAAAAAATCAACCCAGCTTTTCAAAAAACCCTTTTTCAGAAGAGTAGAAGAATTTCTTGAATCCAGTTTGGCGCAAAACTCTCTCACAGTTGGGGCAAGGCTTTGCCAAAGCGAGTTTGTTGTTGCCATCTATGCGCACATTCACAAAAGAGAGGCGGCTCAAGTCTTCCTCGCCCAATTTTAAAATGGCGCTAATCTCCGAGTGCAAGCAAGGCTGGTATTTTTCAGGGTTGGTTTTGTAACCAATGTATTTTCCCACTTTGTGATATGGATGATGCTTGCGATAGTCATTGTAGCCAATGCTAACCAAGCGTTTCTTGTCAAAAATAAAAGTGGCATGAAAGCTGCGGCCATTTTGTTTTTTGGGCTTTAGCCCTTTGGTTATTTCCACGCATTTTTCTAAAGTTTTCTTCATTGGTGTAAATTAACATAATACAAGAAAAGGTCAATGTCAAAATTCATTAAATACACTAATGTTCCTGTTTTCGCGAATTTTAGCACCGCAAACCAAGCTCCGCTAACAGGAGGCGCTGGTGCTGATTTGATGGCGGCAAACGAAGTGAGCATAAATTTTGACACATCCCTAGAGCCGCGAAAATACTTGGGCAAAACTCCCATCAGCAACGACTACTCACCAACCGCGCCACTAGCTGCCAAACTTTCTTTTTCTTGGTTTCCCATGATTGGGGAGAACGCGAATTCTCGCAGCATTTCTCAAACAGGAGTGTTGGCTCTCACAGGAGAGTTTGAAACTGGACATCAGATCAGAGTGGGCAATTTCTTGTTCAAAGATTGTCACCTTAATTCTTATTCGATTCAAATCACTCCCTATCAGCCAATTGTTTTTAGCGCAGACTTTAACAGCTACGATGTGGACACAATTGAGGGCCAAACTTTCACTGGCATGGCAAATGCGCCAAGTCTTTTAAAAGAAGCTGGCACAGGAGCTTACTTTGATTCTTTGCACGCTTTGGCAGTTGGCATCACAGGCAACCTAGAACCTCTGCCTCAAAGCAAAAAGAGCGCTCAGATTGGCGTTTCCTGCTCTCGCACTCCAGTTTATACAATTGGTTACAAAACACCAGAGAGAGTTCTTTTGAACAGCGTTGAGCGCACAGTGACCATTGAGGGCGAAAACGTGGGGCAAATCATTGACTTTAATGGCAGCGGCGATGGTTCTTTTGTGAGTTTTAGATTTTCTCCTTTTAGATACTTTATCACTGGAACTTCTTTCAATCCTCGCGAGGATTACAAGCTGGCAATTGATGTGAGCGGCAAAATCACTAGCCAATCCTTAACCCAACAGCAAGGAAATTCTTTAAACGGTTCAGTTACCATCAGAGAAAACATTTATTAAAGTGTAATATCTCTTGAATGGCCAAATCCAAAAAGTCTTCTGAGGGTTCTCTCGAAATCGGTTCGATGGAACGTAAAATTGAGTTCAAGCAGCGCAAATTCAAATTTTCCGAAAAACAAAAACAACTGCTCGACATTTGCTTAAACCCCGAAACAAAAGTGGTTTTTATAGCGGGTCCAGCAGGCAGCGCGAAAACCTACATGAGTGTTTACTCTGCTTTGAATCTCTTGGCAGCAAACAGGGATTGGGACTTGACATACATTCGCAGCATTGCAGAGAGCGGCGACAAAGGCTTGGGCAGTTTGCCAGGCACAGTGGACGAGAAGTTTATGCCCTTTCTCTTGCCTCTTGAGGACAAAATGGACGAAATCATCACTGCGCCAACAATGGTGTCTCTGCGCAAAGATGGCGTGATCAATGCAATACCCGTAAACTTTGTGCGCGGCTCAAGCTGGCAAAACAAAATTGTTGTTTGCGATGAGTGCCAAAACTTTTCCAAAAAGGAACTTGTAACGCTCATGACCCGTGTTGGCGAGAATGCCAAGATTTTCCTGTCTGGCGACCTTATGCAGAGCGACATTCGCAACAGTGGATTCGCTCAGTTCTTAGAATGCTTTGATAATGAAGAAAGTCGGGCGCAAGGCATTCATGTTTTCAAGTTTGACAAAACTGACATTTTCCGTAGTGAAATTCTCAAATTCATCATTGAAAAAATCGAAAACATGGATAAAAAAGTGTAACTTAGTATATGTCTGAAAAAGCATCTCTGAGTAAAGTCAGCCTCAATTGGTTCGAAGCAATTAAAAGCGTTGTGCTTGTTGTTGTTGGCGTGCTTGTTTTATGGCTAAACAGCAACTATGCTGCTGTGGCAGATTTAAAAATTCTTGATAATAGAGTCGTGGAAGTTGAGTCCAAAACAAAAATACTTGACCAAAAAATGCAATCAATAGTTGAATTGATCAATACTAAACTTGAATATATAAAGCGAGACACTGACGAAATTAAAAAAGAATTAAAATCAAAATAACATGGCTCTTTCATTCTGTACCAACTGCGGCAATAAGATGACTTACTCAGTCTCTCCGCCAAACTTTTGCGGAAAATGCGGTACAAAACTAAACGCCACTGTATCAGCCAAGGTTAACGCGCCAAGCAGAGGAAGAGAAGAGAGTTTTGAAGACGATGAAGACTCAGAAGAGTTTTCTAATGTTTCTGAAATTCCAAACTTGTCGTCCTTGGCTTATGAGATTGAAAACGATTCTGGCAATCGTAGCTATCAACTAGGCGAACTATTTGGCCAACCCAAAACATTCTCTAAAAGAAATCGTCCAATGTCTTTAGACGAACTTAAAGACAAACATGCCAAGACGTAAAAAAATTCTTTTCGAGGAAAAACTACCCATCATTGAAGTTGAGATACGCAAGCGCCGAAACAAGTGGCAGCTTAATGTATTGAAGTGGATGTCTTTCGAAGACGTTGAGCAAATTATTAAATTGCACGTTTTCAAGAAGTGGCACATGTGGGATCAGAAAAAAGCTCTTGAGCCTTGGCTTTCACGCATCATTTCCAATCAGATTCGTAACCTGATTCGCAACAACTACACAAACTATGTGAAACCCTGCATGAATTGCCCCCACAATTTGGGCGATGAGTTTTGTGCTTTGAACATTAGCGGAGTGCAAGACTCTTCTTGCGAAAAGTATGCAATTTGGACCAAAAGCAAGCGTCATGGCTATAACATCAAGCTGCCGCTTGAGCTTGAGAATCATTCCCGCGAAATTGAAGAGCTTTCGTTTGATCAATTGGACTTTTCACAATCCATTAATTTGCTGAATCAAGAAATGAAAAAAATCTTGTCGGAAAACTATTTTAGAGCCTATGAGATGCTTTTCTTTGAGAAGCTATCTGATGAGGAAGTTGCAAAGTTTCTTGGCTATCGCAGCAGTGAGAAAAACCGCAAGATTGGCTACAAACAAATTAAAAATCTCAAAAAACTTTTCCGAGACAAGGCTATTGAAATCTTAAAAAACAAAGATATTCTATGACCGAGCTAACCGAACAGCAAAAAGCATTCATTCGTGAAAACTATTTGCAAATCAATGACTTGAACGAACTCACCAAGCAGTGCTTTGGCGACCCCACTCTTGATGGTCGCAAAAAAGAAGGCCGCTTGGTTAGACAGTTTTTAATTGATAACAACTACTCCTTCTCAACAACTAAGAGGGAAAAAAGCGAAAGCATTGAATTATCAGACGCTCAAAAAGAGTTTGCTCTTTTGCAGAGTCAAGCTGGCGTGTCAACTTTTCGCATTGCTGAACTCATTTTCCAAGATCGCGAAGTTAAAAAGCTAGGCATGGAGCAGAGAGCAGTGCTTGATTATGTTAGGTCAGTGAATCCTGATCTTGTTGGCAATTCCGAGTCTGCACTGCTCACTGAATACATTCCGCCCAAAGCTTTTAGTCGCGTCTTAAAAAAGGTGAATGATGCCACGGGTTTGACGCTAGATGAGCACAAGCTCTCTCGCCAATACAAGGTTTGCATTGACAAACTCAGCATTAATCTTTCCAACTCGCGCTTTGTGACAATCATGAACAACTACTTGTCGCAAAAAGACCGCACCCTCTTTGAAGAAGAGTTTATTCGTTTAACTTGGGACAAGCCAGACTTATCTTCTGATGAATTGAATCTTTACATGAACGTGTGCAAAGAAATCATCAACTTGGAAGTGATTGGCAAGCACTTGAACAAACTGAATGATCAGTTTGATGAGATTGATGATCAAGAAGACATGACTGTTAGGCTGGCTGAAATTATCAAAGCAAAGTCGAGCGAATACCATCAGTGCGAAGGCCGCATTGAAAACCTCACGAAAAAGCTACAAGGTGATCGCGCCGAAAGAATGAAAAACAAATACAAAGAAAACGCATCAATTATTTCTTTGGTTCAGTTATTTCAGGATGAGGAAGAGCGTAAAAACATGGTAAAAATTGCAGAGATGCAAAAGAAAATGGTTAGCGAAGAAGCCAATAGACTAGAGAGCATGGGCGAATGGAAGTGCCGTGTTCTTGGTATTTCAAAAGAAGATGTCATTTAATTGTTTAGAGTGTCAACAAGAGTTCGATTCCGAACGCAGTCTTCATGCTCACATCAAGAAGCATGACATGTTCTTGCATGATTATTATGTGAAGCACTACCAGCGCAGAGACTTGCTCACTGGAGAACTATTGCCCTTTAAAAACAAAGAGCAGTATTTTCAAACCTATTTCTTGAACACCGCCAATCAAAATAAATTTTTTGACCAGCAACACTCTAAAGACTTGGGTGTTTGCATGATCTTATTGGAAATGCTATGCTCCAAAACAAAAGAGGGTTTCGCTCCGTGCGAAGTGATTTTGAATAGCTATGGCTTGCCAAGCATCTCAGTGTTTAAAAAGTTTTTTGGCAGTTATTCTGCGGCGGCTGAGAGTTGCGGTTCTAGGCTCATGTTTAACGACAAGTTTCCAAAAGAATGCCACACTCATCCAAACCCAAAGATTTTTATTGATACGCGAGAGCAACAACCTCTTTCGTTCTCAAACCATGAGTTTCTAAAATTAGATTTGGGTGACTACTGTGTTGAACCAAAATATTTTAATTATACATTTGTTGATCGCAAGTCTGAATCAGATTTTAAATCCACGGTTAGCGAAGACAACTTGGACCGATTCAAGCGCGAACTCTTGCGTGCGCGTGAGCAGGAGAGCTTCATCTTTGTGGTTGTGGAAAGCGACTTTGAACAGATTCAGCAGAACAACGGCAAAAACTCTCACAAGAGCAACTTAGCCTACATCTACCACAACATGAGAGCTTTGCAAGTGGAATTCAAGGACTGCTGCCAGTTTGTGTTCTCTAGCAACCGCAAGAACAGCGAAAAACTCATTCCTCTTCTTTTGGTTCATGGCAAGAAGCTTTGGAATGTGGACTTACAATTTTATATTAATGGAGGGCTACTAAATGGCTTGGATTGAAGGCAACCAAAAAAGAAGAAAACATTTCTTAAACATCAATCAAGAGATTCTTGCTTCCAAAGATTTTTTGGAAGAGCGGGAAGCTAAAATCATGCTATACAAGTTTCTGAAAGAAAATCCATCTTTCACTTGTGAATTATTAACTGGTATTAAATTGTTTCCGTTTCAGCACATGGCAATTAAAGCTATGATGCTCACAGATTACTTTCTAGGCGTTTGGAGTCGCGGTCAGAGTAAAAGCTTCACAACGGGTTTGTTTGCCGCCCTAGACGCTGTTCTGCATCAAGGAGTGCATATTGGCATCATCTCTAAGAGCTTTCGTCAGAGTCGCATGATCTTTAACAAGATTGAGGACATTATGAAAACTCCAAAAGCTTCCATGTTTGCCGAGGCTGTAACAAGAGTTTCCAAAACCAATGATCAGTGGGTCATGGAGGTTGGCAGAAGCAAGATCACTGCTCTGCCTCTTGGCGATGGCGAAAAGCTGCGCGGCTTTCGTTTTCAGCGCATGATTATTGACGAGTTCTTGCTCATGCCAGAACGAATTTTTAATGAAGTTATTTTGCCGTTCTTGTCTGTGGTGGAGAATCCCACAGAGCGTCAAGAAATTTATGGCCTAGAAAGTCAGTTGATTGAGTTGGGCCAAATGAAAGAAGAGGAAAGAACTCAGTGGCCAAATAATAAAATTATTGGTTTGTCTTCTGCATCTTACAAGTTCGAATATTTGTATAAGCTATATCAGCAATACGAGCATCTTATTTTAAATCCAGAAAAAACTGATGTGGCACATCGCGTTATTATGCACTTGAGTTACGATTGCGCACCAACACAATTGTATGATCAGTCTTTGATTCAGCAAGCAAAGTCAACCTTGAGTCAGTCTCAGTTTGATCGCGAGTTTGGGTCAATATTCACAGATGATTCCAGCGGCTACTTTAAAGTTAGCACAATGGCAGCTTGCACAATTGAAGACGGTCAAGGTCAGTGCGTGGAAGTGGCTGGTGAACCAAATGATGAATATATTTTATCTTTTGACCCATCTTGGTCAGAAAGCGAAAGCTCTGACGACTTTGG